ATTTTAGGCGGTACGGTTGATTTTGAAGACCTTCCCGGATATGGTGGTCTTTGGGACGGAATCATCAGGCACATCAAGGTAATCGGAAAAGGAATCAATTTACCTATTCCTGATTGGCTCCCGCTTCCCGGCATCTTTGAGTTGCCTACAATTGGAGATATTTTTGATACAATCACAGGCCCTTGGAAAGACGCGGCTGAAGACATTCTGAAGAACTGCATGGACCCTAACGGTGACGGGGTACAAGATAAAAGCGCATCTGATTGTCTAGAGGAACAGAGCGTCATTGATGTTATTACGGGCGGGATCGGCAACGCTACTACAGATATTTATAATAAAACAGGAACAGCTATAAGCGATGCCATAAAGGATGTAAAAGATTGCGCCGAAAATCCTGTAGAGTGTGCTCAAGATGTTTTTGACCAAATTAAAGATATCTTTGGCGAGGGCGCTGTAGATCCTACTCAGTCTGGTGGCTTGCCAGATTGGGTTAAAGCTATCATCATTGGCGGTTCTTATGGTGATGACGTATTAAAAGAAATAGAAAAAATATTTGACGCAGATATTGACGATGATGGTACTATTGGTTTAGGGCCAGAAGAGACTTTTGACTGCGCTTCAATAGGTAAATTTAGTCCTGATGGTGGAGCAACTTCAGAAGCGGACTGTATTGATGCTTGCGAACATGATTCAAATATTCCTTCTACAAGTCCAGAGTGTAAAGATCCCGCTCCTGACGGTTACTGTGAAGACGGTACTACTCCGAAAAATAATCCAGAAGGCACTAACTGCGAAGAGTATGAGCCTCCTTTAACTCCAGAAGAACAACTATGCGACGAACAGGGCAGAGTATATAATGAAATAACAGAAGAGTGTGAAGAAACTTGTGTAAACCTTGACCACGTTGTAGGACCAGACGGATACTGCGGACCTCCTGAAGAACAACCATGTAACAACGGAGCAGTAGACCCCGGAACTTGCAGAGAGTGTGCAGATGGCTCAACCCCTGACCAGCACCAAGGAGGCAACTGTGAAAACCCTCTGATTGATCCAAACGACCCTAATAACTGCGCTGCAGGCAGGCCTGAAGGATACAGTTTTGACACGCAGACTTGGGACAGACAGTGTTCTGCTGATTGGTGTCCTGAAGGAGTCCCAAAAGAAACTATAAATGGCGTATATGGAGCCAACTGTTCAGATTACAGGCCACCAGAAGAATGTACTAACGGTGCTGAAAACTATCCTAACTGTGACCAATGTCCACAAGGTCAATCATTAGTAAATGGGCAGTGCGTAGGCCAACCAGAAGAATGTACTAACGGTGCTACAAACTATCCTAACTGTGATGAGTGTCCACAAGGTCAATCATTAGTAAACGGAGAGTGCTCACAAAACACGTTTGAATGTGACCAGCAAGACAGGGTAACTAATGACGATGGTTCTTGTGGAGAGTGTAAGCCCGGATTTATAGAAGATCCTGATGGCTTTGACCAGTGTATTCAAGCTCCTCCAGAGTGTAATGACTGTAGCTGTGAAGAGTACGCTGCCGCTTATCCTGAAGAGTGTACTACGTGTCCTGAGGGTCAAGAATATTGTGCAGCTACGGGTTCTTGCGCTACAGCAGAAGAATGCGAGGCTGCAACTACTGATGATACTGAAGACAGCTCTGGTGGTGGCGGGGGCGGCTCTGGCGGCGGCGGTGGCGGTTTGTTTGATATTAGCCCGTTAGGAATATCAGCCGACCCGCAACTTTTAAGTAAGTCTGAGTTTCCTATAACAGACTTCTTGGCTGGAATATTTACTGGTTCTAGAGGCGGTAGATCATAATGACATATTTAAACTTAGTAAATAACGTACTTAAGCGCCTCAGAGAAGATGAGGTTGCTAGTGTATCTGCTAATAAGTACAGCAAATTAGTGGGTGCTTTTGTTAACGACGCAAAAAAAGCAGTTGAAGATGCTTGGGATTGGTCTGCGTTACGAGCCACGTTAACTGTTGAAACAACGGCTGACGTTTTTAACTACGCTATGACAGGCGCAGGTAACGAACTTAAGGTTTTACACGCGTACAACGACACGGATAATTGGGAGCTTCAGTACCAGACTCCTATTTGGTTCGACCAGAAATATATGATGTCAACCCCTCAGACTGGATCTCCTAGGTACTACACATTTAACGGGGTTAATTCTGACGGAGACACTCAGATTGACTTGTACCCAAAGCCAGATACGTCAGGTGTTGTTTTACGATTTAACGTAATACAAAGAGGAACAATAACTGACTCTTTGGGAGCCACTATTCGTCCCAAGGAGCTTTCTGAAGACGCAGATCAGCTTATTATTCCTAGCCAGCCTGTGATTCACATGGCAGTTGCTTTATTGGCGCGTGAGCGTGGAGAAACAGGAGGAACATCAGCGCCTGAGTACTTTGCTATAGCTGATAAGTACTTATCTGATGCTATTGCTCTGGACGCACAAAAGCACCCAGAAGAAGTTATTTGGCACACTCCTTAAGGAATTTAGAGTATGGCCCAGCCCTTACAAAGCATTAATCTAGTTGCTCCTGCGTTTAAAGGGGTTAACACAGAAGATTCGCCTATTGGTCAGGACGTTTCTTTTGCTGAAGTTGCAGACAACGCCGTAATTGACAAGAGTGGTCGTATTGCTGCTCGCAAAGGCCTTTCTGTATATACTACAGATATAACAGAACTAGGAAGGGTAGCACCCGCACTAGGAAATGACTATCTACATAAAGTGCATTTCTTTTACGACGATGTAGGAACTGAAGTAGTATTTAGCACAGGCAACAATAAGATACTGACAGGTACAACCACTCTGGTTGACGCCACAACTCCTATTGGATATACGCCTACAGCAAATAACTGGAAAATTGTAAACTTTAATAATAAGGCTTACTTTTTCCAGCGTGGACACGAGCCTCTTGTGTACGATGCCACAAACGGCCTAAGGACTTTTGGTACTGCCACAGGGACTACTACTAACACTAACTTATACTGTCACGAAGCACTTGCAGCTTACGGAAGACTGTGGATTGTAGACAGTAACGCCACGGCCCAAGTTATTTATTGGTCTGATCTGCTCATTGGAACAGACTTCACTGGAGGATCTAGCGGATCTATTGATGTTTCTAAAGCGTGGCCTGATGGAAAAGATGAAGTAAGAGCGCTAGTTGCTCACAACAACTCTTTGATTGTGTTAGGCAAACACAGTATTTTAGTGTACGCAAACGCGTTTAGTCCCGCTAATATGACGCTTCAAGACACAATAGCGGGTGTTGGTTGTATTTGTAGAAACTCAGTACAACACATTGGAACAGATGTTTTATTTATGTCTCCGTCGGGACTACGCAGCTTTGGCAGAGTTATACAAGAAAAATCTTTACCAATGTCTGATTTAAGTTTAAATATAAAAACAGAATTGATAAATGTTCTTAATAATCGTACTGTGCCTACAGCGTCTGTATACAGCGCTGAAAACTCTTTTTACTTAATTACGTTTCCAGATACTTCTACAACTTACTGTTTTGATCTAAAAGGCAAACTTGAAAATAACACTTACAGGGTTACTAGATGGACTTCTACTCCTTTTAAGTCTTATTACGCTAAAAATGACGGAACTCTTTTAATAGGAAGTCAGTACGGTGTAGGAGAATACTCAGGATACTCTGACAACGGATATAGTTATATTTTTAAGTACTATAGTCCTAAGTTAACTTTTGGTGACTCATCAAAAATAAAGATGCTTAAAAAATTAAGACCTACGTTTGTTGGAGGAAACAACCAGTTAGCGGTAGTAAAGTGGGCTTATGATTTTGATTCGTCCTATAAAAACTTTGACGTAACAATAGGCAATCAGGTTCCTAGCTACTTTTCTAATCCAGTAGACGACGCAGGAGATCCAATTACAGGTGGTTTGGCACAATATGGAACATCTCCAGATCGATTCGGAACTTCGTTTACAGAAGCAGAGTTTACTGGTGGAGAGTTTACATCTAGGCTTTCCATTAACACAACAGGCGGTGGCAGCTTAATTACAATAGGTGTCGAGTCAGAAATTAACGGAGCGGCTTTGTCTCTTCAAGAAATAAACGTATTAGCGCTTATAGGTAGACTGTTATGAACATTTATATAAACAATATTAGAGGTACTCTGCTATGGGGTGGTTAAGCGATCTTATTGGGGGGCTGGTCCCAGATCAAATTGATGATCTGTTCACAACGCCGCTTCCTCAAATTACTTCTCCAAATGTCTCGTTTCAGCCTTTTACTGTTAGTTCTGGCATTGGTGGTATTAGTGCTGGACCTACAGGAACTACTTATTCATTGTCTCGCGAACAGCAGGCAATGGCTAATAAGCTGTTTGGAGGTGCTGGTGGTTTTTACGACCAAGCTATGCAGGGCACTGGGGAAAGAGAGCAAGCTATTTATGAGCGTATGCGAGCCGCTATGCTTCCTGAGGAACAGCGTCAAAGAGCAGCTTTAGAAGAGCGTTTGCTTGCACAGGGTCGTTCAGGTGTTCAAACGAACCAATACGGGGGAACTCCAGAACAGCTTGCAATGGCTAAAGCTCAAGCGGAAGCACAAAACTCAGCAATGTTGGGAGCAATGCAACAAGCGCAAGCAGAGCAGATGCAGCAGGCGCAACTAGGAGGACAATTCCTTCAGCAGAGCTACGCACCTCAGGCGGCGCTGTTGTCAGCTTTTAGCCCTGCTCTCAATGTTGCTAGTATGTCTGACGTTGCTAGGCGTCAACAGGGTGAGTTTGACCTTGAGGCGCAAATTGCTAATATACAAGCGGCGCTTGGACAGCAAACGGGCAGAGCACAGCTGTACGGTGGAATATACGGAAATCTTTTGTCAGGCATTGGTGGCCTGTTGACTTCAGGAGATAAGTCAGGAACACCGTGGTGGTGGGACAAGGTGTTTGGTTAGGAGATAAAATAATGGCTTATAGTGACAGTGTAGGTGGTATGTTAGCCCAAGCAGGGCAAAATATAGGGCAAAGTATTGGTCAGCCTATTTCTTCTATTGGTTCTGGATTAGGCGGTATGCTTGCCGCAAGCCAGCAGAGACGAAAAGAAGCAACGGCAGCAGAAGAAGCTAAAAAGCTGCTTCAGCAGTACGCCAATAATCCTTCTCAGCTTAACGCGCTAGGGCAGAAGTACTCTATTGATGGTAACGACGAGTTGGCTAAGTTGTTCTTTGATGCGGCTAAGTCTGCTACACGTAAACAGGTGGCTGGTTTAGAGCAACTGGGAGGAATGGTCTCTAGAGAAGCAACTAGAAAAAGAACAGAGGCACAAAAAAACGCAGCTATTCGTGTTGCTAAAGCAAAAGGAGACACTGACGCTATTGAAGGTTTGACTTCTGGTGCTCTTAGTCCTATTGAGTATTTTAAGCCAAAAACAGAAGGATCTAAAGCTGCTCTAAAGACATACAAAACAAAAATCCTTGAAGACGGTCAGGAAGTGGAGTACATTATAAGCACAGACCCACAGACGGGAGCGGAAGTAAACAGGGTTAAAACTGGCGTTGTTCCTTCAGATAAAAAAGGCGAAGACGGGCGTGGTAATTGGTCAGTAAACGCTGAAAAACAGTATACTCAAACAGTAAACGACCAAAGAGCAGCGTCAGAAGAATCTAGGAAGTACTCTAGTCTTTTACAAGAAACTATTGACATTGCGGGGGAGTCTGGACAAGTTGGTGGTATTCTGGGAACGGCTAGGGACTTTGTTATTGCCGATGTTGCTGGTCTTGGTGACGCCATTTCAATACACAGATCGCGTCTTAATGAGGTTCGTATGCAAAACGCTATTGCTTTGCTCCCTCGTGGCCCTGCGTCTGATAGAGACGTTAGATTAGCGTTAGATGCCAGCGTAGATCCTAAAAATCTAAATGCTGAAGATAGGGTTGCATAT